TATAATTTTCACCCTTTTTTTCATTACATTTTATTTTATGATGATTTTTAATATTAATTACACCACCATTAGATATTAGAACCATTCTATAGAAGGGAAATACTTTGTGCTGGTTCGGGGGGGTGCGGTGACTGACTCTTCAATTTTTATAAAAAAGCGGTTCCTACTATTTTTAAATTTTACACAGGATTCTCAGAATCTTTTATACCTGCGGATGCATGAAGTGCCAAGCGAAGTTTTTCAGAATGGGCGTCAGCGGCTGCCCGTGCTTCACGGGCAAGATGCAGTTCCTCTTGCAACGCGCGGATTGTATCCATCGCTTCGTCCAAGGGACTGCGCCGGTGCGGTCGTCCTGCTGTTTTATCCCGTTTCCACTCTTGGTAAAGAGTGGAAAGAGGGTATTTGTCAACTGTAACAAGTGATTCGTAGACAGGTGTACCTCCGCAATACGGAAGTTGAATATGATTTGCAATATAAATCTGGTCAAGGAGTGGGCGGGATGAATTTGCAAGAGGAAGTTGGTATATCATACTATACCATATATTTTCAGCTCCATCTTTTTTTCCATCAATTGTATATGTCTTTTTAAGAATCTTACCTCCAATTGATTGAAATGATATATCTCCTAACGGATATTCATTTAATGATTGCATATTCAGTGGATGACCTACACCAATTTGTAAGAGTGTAAAATTAGTAAAATCATTTGTTCCAATATGTTTTATACCACCTCTTGTGTCCAATGAAGAAATATCGTCGGCAGTTGGTAGTACATAGTTCATATATTGAATACCTGTTGCTACAAGCATTCCAACATTATTAATTCTTTGTGAATTTACACGCCCGTCAACATATACACTATGTTTCATCATCCATGCACGAGAAGGAATATAGACATTGGAAGGATTCTCAAATTGCATATCATATTTATATGCACATCTACTTACATAACTTCTATAATCTTTAAAAGTTACTGTTTGATCAAATGCATTTACAGGAATATCTAATTCATGTTGAATATGAAGAACCGTTCCAACCAGGGAAGGATCCCATCGAACCAATTCTGCCGGTGTAAAGGCTGAATCGTAGGTAAGATGCTCGTGCAATCGTGCCTGTAAGGCAGCAATCTGCGCTTCTAGTTCGGCTTTGCTAGTCATTCTTTAATATCATATGTTAGAGGTTGCGACAGGTTATCAATTTTTTGAACTGTTTATAAAAAATGAACCATTTTGCTGCCTCTAACATATGATATAATAGAATAGAATGGATGTTGCAATATACCCACCAACTTTTGAAGATTTACGTAAATCCTTTCTTGCCCTTCATCCTGATTATGAATTTGGAATCCTTGTTTACAAAACAGAGGGGGGTATGGAATTCAGATATCAGGTTCCAAAAGAACCAGTTGGAGGAACATCCATGTGTGATGATCCATGTTCTGATATATGTCATGCACGAGGTTGGCGATTTCAAGAATGGATTAATTATATTTATAACCAAACAAAATTAATTGCCGCAGAAGCAAATGTAACTATTGCTCTTCCAAAAGAATCAGAATTGCTTCCACAACGATGGACAGGAGATATATTCCAACCTCAACCAATTCAAAGACTTATTCGAGTTGAAGATGCATATGTCCAATTATGTCACAATCCAGAAATTACTCCTGCCAAACGATTAGCACGAGAACAAGCTCGTGAAGCAAAACGATTAGCACAAGAAGAAGCTCATAAAGCAAAAATACGCATGGAACGTAAGCGAAAGGAAGAACTTATTAAAGCAAAAAAACGTCGTGAAATTGAAATTGCTGCAGAAAAGAAACGCCATGAAGAAGAAGTTACAGCAGCAATAGAGTGGGCAATAAAAACTGTATGGAAATTTCGTATAGATGTATATACAAAAAAAGAAGAGATAGAACGGCTGATACGGGCATATAGAGTTGCCATGATACATTCTAAAAAAATATCATCTCTTGCAACAAAAGCTTCTTTAACAGAACAAGAAGCTGAAGCAATTCTTGCCCATTTAGATCCATCTAGTAAGTTTAAAAAAGATACACTTCTTTCTTTAAAGATTTTCAACAAATTTGCAACTGATCATGCAATCCGCGTAGAAGATGCAATTACTGTATTTCGTGAATATGCATTGTAATAGATTATACTGTTTTTTGAACAATAATATATTGAAAGACTTCATCCGACGCATCTTCACATGTTGTTCCCTCTTCGAATGTAATTATAAATCCAACGGATGTGAGTGCATGTACTAATGTATTGACATGAGTTGTGGAATCAATCCAGCGTCGAAAGGATTCGCATACTATGGCCCGTCCTCCATCTTTTAAAATTCGGTACGTCTCGCGAAGAACGTCTGTGTGATTTTTTGCCCATAATGAACGGCTCAACACAGCAATATCAAAGCTTTCCGTATCAAACGGTAAATTCCCCATATCTGCCACTAACACAGTTTCATCTATTGCATGTACATCAATGGATGTCCAAGTCATATTTTTTACATCAATATGCTGTCGAAGTGTATTCATACCGCATCCTAAATCAATCGCTTTGTAAGAAGGTTTATTATTCTTTGCTAATTTTGCAGCAATCTTATTAATTGGTTGCCGTTCTGGTGGATCTTTTGCATCGTATTGAGATGCTATTGCATGATACGCTGTGAAATCTGTAGGAGTCTCAGCAATTGTCTTAGTATATGTATCTGCATTCATCGTCTTGAATCGCTGATGAAAGATTTCTAATTGACTTTTTACTCGTTGAACTGAAGAACCAGTGGAAGGTGTTGCAGTAGGAACCGTTCGAATACGCTTTTTGGGGGTGAATGCGGCTGGTTCTGCTGGTTCGATGGTTAAAGTGGGGGAAAGGGTGTGGATGGGTTCTGCTGGTTCGATTGTGAGAGTGGGAGCATCGGCTGACCAGGTCCAACCTGGAGTGGCATTTAGGGTAGCAATGCGTTCTGCCGTCATTCGTGTCTCTTTCTTTTTATAAGAATCGCGCTGCCTTTGCTGCCATTTTCCCAACTGTTTAATTTGTTTATTTTCAGATGTTTGCAATGGTGTTTTACCATTTTTTATATGGAAATCAAGCCATTGAATTCGAGTTAATTCCCAATCATCTTCTTTACTCCATATCCAGCCTTCAGTGGATTTTAATATATTAATTTGGTCAGTTGTAATTTTTCCTTTTTTGTATGCATCACGTTGATGGGATTGCCATAGTCCTGCTCGTTTTTCTTCAAGATCTTTTGGGTTTACAGTCGGTGTCTTTCCTAATTTCCGATATTGAGAAAGCCAATGAAGTAGACTTGCCTCCCATGTATCCTCTTCTTCCCATTTCCAACCGTCGGTTGCTTCTAAGGATGCAATACGTTCTGCAGTCATACATGCCTCTTTCTTTTTATAATTTTGACGTTGATTTGATTGCCATAGCCCTGCTTGTTTTTCTTCAGGATCATTTGAACACCCAGTTGGTGTCTTTCCTAATTTTTGATATTGAGATATCCAATGAAGTCTATTTGGTTCAAACGAATCATCCTCCTCCCATTTCCATCCTTCTGTGGTTTCCAAGAGAGCAATGCGTCCAGGTGTCATGCATCCTAATTTATGTTTGTACGTTTTACGTTGATTATGTTGCCATATTCCTGCTAATTTTTCATCTATATTTTCTGATTTTTGTAAAGGATTTCTTCCTAATTTCTGATATTGAGAAAGCCAATGAAGCCGATTCGGTTCCCATGTATCCTCTTCTTCCCATTTCCATCCTTCTGTTGCTTCTAAGGCATCAATGCGTTCAGCGGTCATACACAATTCTTTCTTTCTATAATTTTTACGTTGGGTGCTTTGCCATTGACCTGCTTGTTTTTCTTCTAAATTTTTAGATTCTTCAGATGGATTCTTTCCTAATTTCTGATATTGAGAAAGCCAGTGAAGTCTAGCCGGTTCCCATGTATCCTCTTCTTCCCATTTCCATCCTTCTGTTGCTTCTAAGGATGCAATACGTTCAGCAGTCATGTATGCTTTTTTCTTTTTATAATTTTGACGTTGAGTACCTTGCCATAACACTGCTTTTTTTTCTTCTTTATCCTCAGATGTATAAGACGGTCGTCTACCCAACTTCTGGTATTGAGAAAGCCAGTGAAGCCGACTTGGTTCCCATGTATCTTTTTCTTCCCATATCCAACCTTCAGTGGCTTCTAAACTAGTTATTCGTTCAGCAGTCATCCATACAGATTTCTTATGATAACCCTTTCGCTGCGTTGATTGCCATTCTCCAGCAAATTTTTCATCTAAATTGTTTGATCTAGCTAAAGGAGTTCTCCCCAACTTCTCATACATAGCAACCCACTCCAACCGTCGTGTTTCCCAATCTTCATCAAGTTGAACTTCTGTTGTAAGGCGGGTCAGAATCATTTCATCCGTACTAAGACCCTCTGCAACATCATCAGGATCCAATCCTAACAAAATGCGGAATCCATCGGTGTGACTCACCGATAAACGTTGATTCACCTGTTTCTTTCCAGAATCTTTTGCTTTGGCACGTGCCACTTTATACGTTTCTCCATCATGAGTAAGTGTAAGAGGTACAGTACCTGTTCCAAATGTTTCAATTATATCTTTTTCTTGAAGAGTAAGGGTCAGGTTTTGAGATTGGGTAAGAGCCGTCATCACTTCTCCACCATCTTCTTCCTCCCATACGCCTTCTTCACGAATTTGTTCAATTGTTTCCTCCTCTAATTCATCTTTCTCCAGTAAAACATCTGCAATCTCCTCCAACACAGTTTCAGTGGATTTCTTCAGTTTCTTTGCAATGCAGGAAATTAAATCATTATCAAACGGTACAGATGGGCATGAATTTGGAAAGTGAAGTAGTTGATTAAATAAGTCACTGTCTTCTTCTGCCAATTCACTTTTGAGAGCGGTACAAATATTAATAATGGGTTGAAAGTTTCCTCGTGCGCCCATCCCAATCTGTTTTTCTAACAGTTCATGAATCTTGGTACGATCTCCTTTGCATTCTTTCACATCATCCTCTTTGACAAAGACGGGTACAAGAATTAAGGAGGGTGGTTGCTCTTTTGCGACGGACCCCGTTGTTGTTTTATAGAGACGAAGAACGCGCCCAATTCGTTGAATATTATCAACAATGCTATTGGTAGGATCCCAAGGAAGCATTGCATTTGCATGTTTCAAATCAATTCCTTCACTGAGTGTTTTACAGCTAACAAGAAGGGATGCTTTCTTGGTAGATGCTTCAAACATTTCCATGCATTTTGATTTACTTGTTGTTTCATCATTAATTCCATCCATCCACCAATCATTTGTTTCCATCACGGGTATATATTCTTTTAGAAATGTTTTAACAGAGGAGTTATCTGTATTTGCTTGTGCTGTATAGGCTAAGATTTTAGCATGTACACCATCCAATCGTTCAATACTTTTTTTAATAATATCTGGAAGACTGGTTAGATCACCTTCTTTACACATAACAACTTCAATATGAAAGTCTCGTACCACTTTATCACGAATCCCTTTTAGTAGTGGATAGGTATAATGAGGAGTAAGACCTTCAGGAAGTGTAGCCGAGAAATGAATTGTATGACGAATGTACGGTTTTGCCAGTATATACGATTTAGCATATTCAGCACCTCTAACATGGTGTGCCTCATCTGCAATGACTTGATGAATTGCTCGTTTCTTCTCAACCAAATGATTGTAAAGAAGGGGGACACTTGCAAAGGTGGTTAATACAATCCATGCAGAGGACTCCAATTCAGGAAATCCTGCTGTAAGGCGTTTAATTCCTCCTTTTAAGGTTCCTTCTGTAGCAAAATAATAAAGTGTCTTTCCATCGTAATGAGATTTCATATCTTTATAATATTGCTGAATCAGTAGCAACGATGGAACTATAATAATGCAGGTTTGTACGGTAGGAAGGATACTTGCATCATAAATAATGTAAGATTTTCCTGCACCGGTACAAAGTTGCAAATTGGTTACATCTGTTGTGGTTTGAATATAGGCAAGGGCCTCTTTTTGACAATCACGTCGAATCATTCTATTTGATAGAAATAAGTATAAATCGTTAGATTCTCAATTTTTTGAACTGTTTAGAAAAAATGAACTGTTCTATCACCTCCAATATAAATATTAATACAGAATGCCAGTTGATCCAACAAAACAAGTGTTATATCTTGGAATGGCAACGGATATTATATCCCCCTTCCATCTGATTCCTGATTTTGAAACGCTCTACGTAATTAATTGTGTAGATCCAACCTATGGAAATATAGAAGAACATAAAGAAGATATTCTTTCTATCCTATTAAATGGAAATGATAAATATGCTAAAGATGCTATGCGCGATCGTTCATTTCTAAAAATAGAGTTAGCACAAAAGAAGTATAAAGAATTAAAATCAGAAATTCCATTTTATGAATTTCTTAAAACATTTAAAATAGAAGCAGGTTCCAATATATTGGAAGGAATATTCCGTAGCATTGGTTTCCCTGCTACTAACATTCATGTTCTTGAACAGGATGATGAATTAACTTGTCAACCCTGGCATATTACATTTAAACATAATGGAATAAAACGGCATCTCTATTATTACTTTGATTTAGATTTTAATGATACTTGGCCTTCCAAAATTAAAAATATTGGTCATGTTATTTGGATTGGTGCAAATTGTTGGGATCGACAACGAGACAATCCAGAATCAATTCGAATGATGGAAACGCGAACAATTAAACCGTATATTTATGCATCCGAATGGAATCATTCAAGTTTTCCAGATAGAACACTTGTTCCAAAAGGATATGACTTGGATAATCCAGAAGGAGAAATAATTGCAATTATACAAATTACTGATTTCTCAGAAGGATGGTGGGATGTTGATATGGATGATTATGAAGAAGAAAATGAATAATATGTATATACCGTACAGAATAATGTAAAAACCACCCTGTTTTATGAAGAAGAATTAGCCTATTCCTTTTTAGAATGGCGATTTCGTTGCACTCGTTGAGCTGCCAAGAATTTTCGAACAATCAGTAATCGCTCTGCGTCGCTTGGTTCACTTTCCATATTTGTCTCAAATCGTTTGTACGATTCTTCAAGTACTTTAGTTGGAACATTTGCAGCAACACTTTTTTCAGTAATATACTTTATAAATCCTTCCATACGTTTTTCACGATAGGCAGTTACAATTGTTTCACTGGGCCAGACATCGCGGTCTTCTCGTCCAATTACATCTTTCTTTGTCAATTTACAGGTTCGTTTCAATCGAAATAATTTTACAAAACTATCGATAAATGGTTTTGCAATTTCAAACGTAGCAGAGCCTCTTACATTGGTAAGTAGTGTTGCAAATAATGGTTCAAATGTATCCAAAGGATCGTTATGTTCTTTGACATATGTCTTATAAACTTCAGAATCTCCTTCTTTGATGCATTTATAAATTCCTTTTGCTTTCCACTGAATTACGTCAGATGCTTCAACTGCTTCGGCTGGTACAGCAGGTTCAATTGTTAGAACAGAACGTAATGGTTCATGCGGTGCTGGTTCAGCAGGTTCAATTGTTAGAACAGAACGTAATGGTTCACGTGGTGCTGGTTCAGCAGATTCAATCGTCAATACGGGACTTACTGGAGCAAAACTTGGAAGTGGACTCTCTTCGTCCGAAGTACCATGAATTGCTTTTTGTATAATCTGTGTGTATTCATGACGAAGAAGTTTTGCACGTTCTGAATCTCGTTGCATCTCTTTTAAAATTGGGTAGCGTTCAAAGAGTTCAGCTTTGTAAGCAATCGCTTCCTCCAATTTCTGACGAGCTGTAAGTTTTTTTGAAGAAGAACATTTCTTTACAATATCTCCCACACCTGGAATGCCTTTTAATTCTACTACAAATCTATCTGAATGACCTCCTGAAGCAGGGCAATACCAAATTCCACGTGGAATCTCTTCCGCCGTAATACCTGCTGGAAGTCCTTCAACAGTTCGTTCTCGCTCTTTTGTATTCATATTTTGAAGAGATTGGGTCGTAATTCGCAAATTTACTTTACGATTATCCAATCCATTTCCACTAATATGATCCACTGTTTCGGTAGATCCTTTTCCATCAAAGGTTAATCGGTTCATAATAAAGTTATGAATATATAAAATTTTACGTTTCTTGTCAGTAGTTGTATAAGTAGAGCCAATATATGAATCACTAACACAAGAATGCCACGAACGTGTTTTTACTCGTTCAACGTCATCATTATCAATAATAAAATAGATAGGATCTCCTGTTAATTTTGTAATTTTACATACCATATAATCAATTTCACGGTATGTAACATGTTTAAATTCAATTTCAATTGCATGTCGACCCCCAATTCCTGTTTCTCGTTCCATCCTGATTTATAACGTTTTAACTTGGGGTTTTTAAACGATCATTTTTTACCGTATAAACATTTATGAAATGTTTGTATGGTAAATAGTTTGCTATGACACAAAATATAAAAACACAAGCACCTTTGTGTTTAATTGGAGTACGCAAGCGCGCGTTCTGATACACCATACTGGTATATCCCTCAAAGCTCTCCTTGTATTGTGTAAGGCACACACTACAATTCCTCTTTTGAAGCCTCATCTCTGAGGAGCCGGACTTTATCTTAGGCGATTTTCACCGCCCACTACCATTAAGTCTCTGAACTGCATTCATAGTTAGTTGCCTAACCTTAGAACTTGGCTGCGGATTATCCCTACCTGTTTGATTCTTACCCTACCCACAAGTTTCCCTGTGGTGTCACTAGACAGACCTTTCGGCTCTAGGACGGTACAAACAGTTTGACAGGACGTTCCCGCAATTTGATAGTGTTGCTACTGAGCTTTTACGCCCAGACCTTATAACTAGCACAACCTTTTCGTTGCACTCTTGGCAGCCTTGCTACTCGTTTAGAAGTTGCTTTTTGTTGACCACCCATTCCACTCATGATTCTCAAAACGTTGTAGTTCACAGCATAAACGCGGACCTGGGCGCTCGTCGTGGCGCTGACCGTGTTGTTGGTGAGCGTAATGAAGAGCGTGGCATTGTCAATGCGGGAAAAGTTGCACGTGCCAGAAGGCTGGTGCTCCTCAGGCTTGAGGGCAAAGGAGTACACGTTGATACCAACCGCGGGGATGTTGGTGTGGTGCTGGTAGGGCTGGACCAAGTTGAAGTAGCGACCCTCACGCTCGTAGAAGCGATCGTGGCCGTTGAGCTGGATCTTGGCCGTAACGATAGGATTGTAACCGGCCATGCCCTCGACACGCGTGACGGAGTACCCAGACTCGAGGACGGCGCGGTCCCACCAGTCGGAGTAGTTGAAGGGCTGCTGACCCTTGAAGGGCTGGATGACGGCATCATCGCAGCTGACGAAGGAATCACGCTGAACCACCCAGATGAGCTCCTTGCAAGGGTGGTTGAAGTTGAGCTTGATCTTGTTGGAGGAAGACGTGACGGACTCGGCACCCGTGAACTGGAGCTGCTCGATGAGGTACTCGTGGGAGACCGTCGCAAAGCGGCGGCGCTCGTCCGTGTCAAGGTAGATATAGTCGACGTAGAGAGAGGCGGAGACGAGGCCAGAGGCGGCGACACGGTCACGGATCTGGTGCGTGGAGGCGGAGGCGCCATCGGCATAGTCGAAGCAGAGGTTGTTGAGGGCCTCGAACTCGAGGTTGATCTTGACCTCGTGGTACTGGAGGGCAATGAGGGGGAGAGCCAGGCCAGGGTTGCGGCAGAACCAGAACTGGAGGGGAATGTACAGCGTGTACTCAGGGGCGCACGACGTGACCTCGTTGAGGGCGTTGGGCTCACCGTAGCCGCAATCGGCATCGCAGACCTCACCGCCCTGGACGATCAGGTTGACGAGCTGGGGGACGTTGCCTACCATGTCGGCATACCCAGCCTGTTTGCCAGGCTCCTGCGTGAGCTCGTTCCAGATCTGGAGCCAGTCACCATAGTGCTTGTCAATCTCCTGGCCGCCAATCTCGAGGTTGACGTTGTTGATCAGGTTGTGACCCACCCAGTTGAGCCAACGGAACTGAGCACCAGAACCATCGGCGGACTGGAGCAGAACCTGGGGGAGCGTGGCCTGGAGGTAGATACGGTGGATCAGATCGCCGTTACGGGAGATCGTGCACTGGACCTTGCGGCCAAAGTTGGCGGCACCGTTGAACGTCTGTTCAATGGCCTCCATGGCAAAGTTGGTGTGGCGACGATAGACGACCTTGAAGACAAGGATCTACCCTCCCTTTCGGGATATTTAGTGGAGTCTGGGTACTATTCCAGAACAATATTTGAAAAATATTGCCGTCGCACTCCGAGGGGTTGGACTATAACTTAAGCAGGAACTACGTTCCCACCCACTACCATTTAGTCTCTGAACTGCACGGCGGTTGTATCTCTTCTAACAACTTAGCCGCTTGGCTGCGGATTGCCCATTGTAATATCTGTTGAATTTTTACCATACCTGAGTTAAGTTCTCAGCCATTTTTCTCTTCCGAAAAAAACTTGGTATCAACAGCTTTAGGGTGTTCCCGCAATTTGATAATGTTGCCGTCTCAAATGAAACGACTAGCAGCTGTGGTCATTCTTTCGAATGGTTGGATCCACTAACAGACTTGCCGGGGTACTTATTCCACTTTGTACCCCCTGACTGCTTTTCAACCCCCTTCAATATGTCGAGGTAATCTGTGGGTTGCCCGTGAGGTAGATATCCTGTGCACCGTAGGCGACGAGCTGCATAAGGCCACCGGATCCCATTTCTGTTTATACATGGTGGAAAGAAAAAAAATTGGCCGAAAGGTGAAAAAACTCCGGGAATTTGCTTCTTGCCCTAAACATTTCAAACGGCTAGATAGAGTATCCAGGACCATGCTCTCTCTTGATCAACTACTCGCAGGTTCAGCACCTATCAAACCTACCTCCACTGTGTCTTCGGATTCTTGTAAAACCTTAGAAGCCTACCATCAAATAGAATTAGAAAGGATTCGATCTCAAACACAATTTCTTCCTGAACTACAACTACAAGTAAGCACCCTCCAAGGACAATTAAATGAAGAAGATGCAAAATCCCCGTTTCTATTTCAACTTGATTTAGCTTCTATGAAAAAACGTCAAGAACGTGAAACGGACCTTGAAAATCTTCAGATAAAAATTAAAAAAATAGAATCAGGGGAAGAAGAAGCTGATTATTTTTTACGAGTAGGAGGAATTCTCTTTTCCTATGCCGATGCCCGTGAACGAATTGCAAAAGGAGAACTTACTAAAGAACCAGTTCGTAAAGCTCGTGTTCCTATGAATAGTGTCTTTACCTATTTTGAAAAAGATACAGCAACGAGTACTATTTCCACAACTCCTACATTGAGTACATCAAAGGTATGTGCCAGTGATATCGTTACGGATATCGGATTTCATCGTGACAAAGCCTTAGAACAATATTTAACGGCTCTAGATCCTACAAATATTCAAAATGAATCCATCCCCTCTGACACCTTTGAAGAACGATACGGTGATTGTCCCTTTTGTGAAACTGAAATGATGTTTTATCAAAATGAAGCCCTCCTAAGTTGTTCTATCTGCGGTCATCAAGATTTTATCTTGGTTGATTCTGAAAAGCCCTCTTACAAAGATCCTCCTCGTGAAATGGCCTATTGTGCCTATAAAAAAGTAAATCATCTGAATGAATGGTTGGCTCAGTTTCAGGCTAAAGAAACTACCGAAATCTCCAATGCTGTTCTAGATCAAATTCGTGCTGAACTTCGTAAAGAACGCATCACCGATATGAGTCGGCTGAAAGCTTCTAAACTGAAAGAAGTCATTCGAAAGCTAAAACTTGTTCGATGTTATGATCATGTGGCCCATGTGCTTAATCGGTTGAATGGTATTTCAGCCCCCGCTCTGAGTCGTGAAATTGAAGATAAACTCCGCTTCATGTTCAAAGAAATTCAATTCTCCTTCGTTAAACATTGTCCTCCTGGTCGTTCTAACTTTCTCTCCTATTCCTTCGTCTTGTACAAGTTTTGCGAATTGCTAGAACTCGATGAATATTTACCCTGTTTCCCCCTTCTTAAAAGTCGTGAAAAACTCTATCTTCAAGATAAAATCTGGGAAAAGATATGTTTTGATATGGGTTGGGAGTTCGTGAAAACTATATAAGAAATGTATCATCTATTTTTTATTTTTTTAAAAAATGTATCGTATATATTTTTTTAAAAAAGCACTATTTAAAGATTTAATACTTAGATCATTTATAACCCAGATGGAGACTCGTTACAATGCTGGAAAAATTTACAAAATAATATGCACCGACGGACATTTTTATATTGGTAGCACTATTAATACATTAAATTACAGATTTAATAATCATAAACGAGCTGCCAGACAAAAAGATGCAACGCAACCCTTATATCTTTATGTAAATACAATTGGTTGGGATAATGTAAAAATAGAACTTATTGAAAATTATTCCTGTAAATCCAAAGCAGAACTTGTTGCAAAAGAAGATAGATATATTCAAAAAGCAAAAAAAGATCCACTATGTTTAAATTTTAAACGTGCCCATATACCAACCGAGGAACGCGCAGAATATGTTAAAACATATCTAGCAGAAAATAAAGAAAAAGTAGTAGCATACCATAAGAAGTATCGTAAAGATAATGCGGATACAATTGCAGAATACAACAAAAAATATGTTGCCGAGCATGTTGAAGAAGTGAAAGAAGCCAGAAAAACTCATTACGAGGAGAATAAAGAGGCTACATTAGCTTCTAATCGTCTCTATGTGGAAACTCACAAAGAAGCTGTAAACGAATATAAGAAAAAATGGGCAAAAGAAAACTATGCCAAACTAGCTCCAATTAAGAAAATTGCTCATGATGCTAAAACGGCTGCACGTGTATTACGTGATAGCACAAGTGTAACCTGTGAATGTGGTGGAACCTATCTGCCTCGTCATAAAGAGCGTCACGCTGAAAGTAAAAAACATGTAAAATTTCTTTCTCCTGTAAAATAAAATTTTATTTATAGTTGCTTTGCAAATAAGAATAAAATTATATGTTTCTATTTAGAAAAAAAGTCAATTATAATGTTGCATCTTTTCCTAATTCAGTTATAATGTTGGAATCGTATCTTTTAGTTGCATATTTTAATGCTGTATACCCCTGATCGCCAGGTTCGGGTGTGCAATTCACTCTTGCATTTACATTTGCACCCTTCTTTATAAGAGCCTTCACAACCTCCACTCCATCTGATAAGTGTCGAACCGCTCCCATAAGCGGTGTACGACCACATCCATCTGCTAAATTAACATCGGCTCCTTTCTCAATTAATTCAAGTGCAAACTTTTTAGCAGGTTCATTCTCAGTTAATTTCTCACATACCACAAGAAGAGCCGTTTTGCCTAGAGGCATAGAATTAATATCGGCACCTGCAACAAGCGCTAGTCTTGCGTTATAATATCTATTCTTCTCTACAGTCTGTAAAAACTGTGAATTTCGCTTTTCTGGAGTCATACTTTTTAACCAGCCTATAAATTCCTTTTCGGGATTCATTTCATTTGTAGTATTACCTTTACGTATTTCATTCTCCTTCGCCTTCGCATTGGCATTGGGAGTGTCACCCCCTCCACCGTATTGAACGCGTCGAGATTTGCGTCGCTGCGTTTTACGCCGCGTGGATCTGCGCTTTACCATTTATACTTATTACAAAGAATTATCTAAACCTCCTTTCACAGAAGAGGAACAATCATGGCCACCGTTGTTCTAGCCTTTGATCTTGGTATTAAAAATTTAGCTTTTTCCCAAGTCAAACACGATCCGAGCGGTGTGGTGATTCTTCACTGGAACAACATTGATTTAACCGCAGGGGGAACTTCTTCTGAAACGTCACGACGTTGCAAAGGATGCAACGGTCCCGCGGCCTGGTGTAGTTCCGAAGGATTATGGTGCAAGGGCTGCGCCTCAGGAGTTCGTAGAAAAAAGACAGCCACCTGCCGACCCTCTCACACAATTTTGGTAGGTGCTGAAAGTGGTACACTGCCAAAACTTCCAGCCCTTCGCAAACTTTGCGTAGGGATGGAACATCATAAAAAAGCATCCCGCGAAACGGTGTTAGCCTGGCTCGGCGATCGATTCATTCTTCCCTGGAAAGCGCCCAAGGCGCGAAATCCTTCCATGACTGAGATTCGTCGTGCCATCTCTTCCTGGTTGACTTCCATGTTACCCACCTTTGCCTCTGCAACATTGATTCGTTTAGAGAATCAACCGGTCTTGAAAGGTCCCACGATGAAATCTATTCAGATGATTCTGTTTACCTTGTTGGGCGAACGGTTAGAGCGGGAACATGCTTGGACTGGTATGATTCAGTTTGTCCACGCTGGTAGAAAGACTATGAAATTGGAAGTGGAAGCGATCCCAGATGTGATTGCAGAAGAAGAGGAACGTGGAATGGTAGAAGAAGAGGTAGTCACGCCAGTGGTGATTGATGAAGGAGCGGCCTATCGAGCTCGTAAGAAGGCTACGGAAGAAGAGGTGGAAAAAATGCTTTCTGGAGCAGGTTATGAAACGTGGAAAATGTTTTACGACGGGCAACGAAAGAAGAATGATTTAGCCGATGCATTGCTGATGGCTTGTGCACCGGTCTTACGGATGGTATCAAGCTAATTCTTTTTTTGTTATAAGAAGTTCTAGGAATTCAAATTGTTCTTTTGTTACATTTATTTTGGCGGAAACTCCAGTAGAATGAAATTCAAAGAGACTATTTCCAAGAGAAACCCATAGGCGTCCTTTGGAGGATACATTCAGTTTTAATTCTAAATCTCTACCATCCTCACGATCAAGAATCATACTTTGATTAGTGCAGCATGTAATGGTTAGCATTTTAAATATGAAAGAGAGGGTTCCTTTTAAAAGATGTTCATTTTTTAGGGGATTGAGGATTGCGGTCTATACTTCACCCGCATAGCGGGTGAAGTATAGACCATAAGAAGGAATTACCGCCCCGTAGGGGCGGTAATTCCTTCTTGCGGTAAGGCCTCTAAACAGAAGTGAATAGAAAGGGATAGAAGCATGTCCTTTCCGGAGATTGAGGCCGTCCAGGATATAGGTGCATCCTTTAACTTGCAAGACGTCGGTGGTCTTGATTTTGGACTCTTAGCCAATCATAAAAAACTAGGAACCCCTGGTCGCGGTCCCTCTCCCATGATGGAACTGAAATCCGATGACATTGAGGTGGTGAATCTGGACGACGCCGGTCCCTCCATTCGCTTTACTCCCGCTCCTTCTGACGAAGGCATCAAGATTCTACGCGATACCAATTCTGTCTTTCCTAAACCCGTTCCTATTAAACCTGCCGATCCTCCTAGCGCTCCTACCCGTTCTTGGTTCTCCGGTGCTTCTTCTGATGTTCCTGCCGAACCTGCTGCTCCTTCAGGCTTCAGTTCCTGGTTTGGAGGCAGCAGCAGCAGTAGCACCGCTGCTGTAGCTGCTGAACCTCCCAAAGTTATACTCACTCCTGAAGAAGAGTTTTCAAAGAAAGCGGAAGGACTCGTTCTTTTGGAGCGCATGGATCGTAAGGGGGTGACTGGTAACAAACTTACGGTTGCCAATTCATTAGATGAAATTAATGCTGAAATTGCACGGCGCAAAGACAGTCGTGCCCTGGAAGCCTCCCTTCGTTTTCAGCGCAACCTTCTCACCACTGTCACGACCGGTATGGAATTTTTGAATACTCGCTACGATCCTGTCGGTGCCAAGCTCGATGGCTGGTCTGAATCGGTAAATGAGAATATTGAAGATTACGATGAAATTTTTGAAGAGCTGTACGACAAGTACAAGGACAAGAGTAAAGTGGCACCTGAAGTCCGTCTGATTATGTCTCTGGGGTTGTCGGCTGCTATGTGCCACGTGACGAATACAATGTTCAAGTCTCGTATGCCTGGTATGGATGACATTCTCCGTAACAATCCTGAACTGCGTCGGCAGTTTGCTACAGCGGCTGCCTCTCAGTCGGTGGGACCAGGGTTTGCTAACTTTGTGAATATGGGCATGGGCGGTGGCTCTGCTCCTCCAGCCGCGGCCTCGTTTGCAGCTCCTGCCGGTGGGTATGACGATGGCATCCGTGGAGCTGGGGGTCCTTCGATGGGAACCGCTCGGCGTGAAATGAGCGGCCCTCGCGGAGGCAATGTGGACGATATCCTCCGTTCGCTGGATATGTCAGGAGAAGCCCTTCCCAATCGCTCCGTTCCTTCCATGGCCTCGAGCGGTCCTTCTTTGAACATTCGTCCAGATGATGTGCAGAGTGTGCACAGCTTTCAGAGTGGTCAGACGGGTCAGACAGCAGGTGGAACTCGTCGCGGTGTCCTGAAACGTCCTATGACGGTTCAGCCCGTTGGATCGACTCTAACATTGAATGTATAATTTGATAAACTAAAAAAGTAAGACCGTATCTTTTTAAGAAGTGGTCTTAACTTGTCTTACCAGAATTGATACTTTCTCCAAGGCAATGTAATATGTGGCAAATGTGCCGGTAAGAATCTGATTGGCTTTGCCAATCAGATTCTTACCAGTATCCTACTAATATACACAATAAAATGCTTCGCATTTTATTGTGTATATTAGTAGGATACCGCATATTCCAATCTCCTTAGCGGTTACATGAATGACTTGATGGATGCCGACACCAAATTTAAATTCTACAAGATCTCCTATGGTAAACATGGTGAGTGTTATTAATTCTTTTAGTATAAATTAAATTTTCAATTTTATACAATTAATAATCATATTGATGTTCATTATAATCTCCATCGTATTCTTCATATTTTTCATATTCTTCTTTTTCATACGACTTCAGTAGTTCTTCTAAAACTGCCATTGCTATTTTATAATTTGCAAAATGATCTGGATGGCAGAAGAGGCAGGGTATGCGATGTATATTGCAACAATCTTCACAGGTGGTAACTGGTTCTTTTATACAGACGCACAGTGAATTATCATCAGCGGTTTCGCTGCTTCTTGGAAACCAACAGAAATCGCAATAAGCAATGCCATTAATGATCATTTGATTTTGCCGCACTCCTACCATTGCCTCTTGTGCTTTAAAACTCGACATTCTATTTAGTTAGTAATTTGAATATTGTAGGTTGATCAATTTTATGCAGGGGAAAGATTCCAATAGGATTTGAGGATTGGGTGAAGGGCATTGACTGCTGCGACCGATCCTTGATGGGCTGACATGGCATGAATACCGCCGTATTGGCGGGAGAGACCAGCGGAGAGGGCCATCTCTTGCCAGGTGGTCCAGCGGAAGGTGATGGAGGTAGTGGGTACGACCAGGGGTTGTACTTCACTATCTCCTGCCAGGATGGTAATCTGACCAAGAGGGTTTGATTGGGGGGAATGGAAGATAGGGGACAAGAGTTGGAGATCATCCATATAGATGGGAGCTGTTGTAGGAATCGCAGCACCGAACCAAGCGGTCATGACAGTTGCAAAGGATTGAGAAAAGCCTGAATGACCAGAAGTAAAATCGGCAAAGGGAGGAGTCACAAAGGAAGGAACTTGGTAGGGCATCCAACTTTCTCCTTGGACGGGAGTACCATCGTATTTGGTAAGAGTTTGGCCATTGTAGAGGCGTCGAATTTCTTGAATGGGTCTCGCTTCCATATATTGTTGTTTTAATCCCCACACGACTCTACCCGTTTCAAACAAATGAATGGTAAGATCTAATCCTGAGAAAAAGAGTGTATCGAGGGAGGGTGATTGTGCTGTGATGAGAGTTTTCCAAATCCATACAAACATACCAGGGGGGCTGACGGTATAGGGTCCTCCTGCCCAGAACTCCGCATTTACTTTCTGATCATCTGTTAGAGTTGCGGTATATCCTACAATAGTAGAAATTTCTGCTTGACGGGCAGGAGTATTTCTTCCTGTGTAAAAGGGAGTAGCCGCTCCTTGAATGGTAGACATATCATTAGTAGAAAGAGCAGTAGAATTGACACTCGCCCAGTTATACGTAGCATATTTTTGGATACTTGCACCAATTTGGAGAGGGGTCCATTGGTAGGGGGAAGGGAAGGTGGAGGGGTTGACGGTGGATGCCACATTCAAACTAGTGGTACCATTGGGAAGTTGTGCTGCGGTGGGAGGAATGGCGGCTGCTACGGATCCATCATTGGCTCGTTGATTCCACCAGGTACTCCAGGTGCTGAACCAGGCATCGCGATTCCCTACAGAATAAACGGTGGCTTGAAAGGAGGCCTGAGTTATGAGGGTCAAACTCAGGAGAGATCGTTCAGTATAGAGGATAGAGGTGGAATCAAAGGTTGGGATGAGTTGAGTGGTAATGGTAATAAGAATACGATTCATCCAGACGAGGAGTTGTTTTGGATCGGTGATAAGAGTTTGAATATTCCAGTTCCAATTATCGAGAGTTCCTGAAAGACGGTTGGAAGATTGAACCCAATTGTATCCTTGGGTGACGGAGGCTAGAAAGAGATAATAGAAGCGGGAGGATTTAGTGGGGCCGAGATTGGTGGTAGCGGCATAGGTTAGAATGGCTTCCAAACAGGTGAGGAAGGAGGTTTGGATGGCAGAAAGACAATTGGGGTCAGAGGGTACTGCAGGAGAGGTTCGTGCAGCAGTTTCAATGGCTCCAACCTGTTGATTTAATATTGTATCACTGGATTGGGGGTTGTGTTGTACACTTTGAGAAAACGCAAATAAAGTGCGATTTCTCAAATTGGTAAGTCGACTACTTTCATCCATTCTACTCATACGGAACTTTTACAATTTTATCCAGCATGGGTTGATATTCTGCTACATAGTTGAGGTTAGATCGAACTTGGCTGAGGTTCTTTTCATAGAGGGAATCGTGTTCTTTGGGGGGTTCGTGGGTTTGTTCGCACCAACCAGGAATCATGCAGAAAGTACTCTTTTCATTAGCAAAGAACCAGAGGATTGAAAAGATGGCGAGAGTGAGCCAGAAGGCGACGGCCAAGTTTCTTGTACCGATAAAGATTACAACAAAGAGGATAGCGGGTCGAACCCATGAACTTTGTAAAAATCCTTCTTGTTGTTTGGTTAATTCCATAGGAAGGAATCGAGCCCCTAAGTTCAATAAGATCATAAAGATACCAATTAAATATGGATTGGAATTGAGACTAAAAAGAGTCATGGAGAGTGGATCAATACCTCCTCCAGTTTGAGGCATAGGAGCCATAGGGACACCTGGAGGGGGAGGGGCAGGGAGAGGAGAGGGACTATTTCTTTCTTTTTTAGACCGCACCATTCTTACTGATTAAGCATATTTTTTAGTGAGAAGATGGATATCTGCTAACCAGAAGAAAACGATCAAAATCCCTAACAGGGCTAGAAGAGGACTATAGAAGGCTAACGCGACAACTGTTGCAATAGCTGCCAACCGTGCCGCCGGAGAGTAGGCTGCGCGGCGAATGGATTCTTGATATTCCACTTCCATAGGAAGACTAATGGTGAATAAAATAAGGACGAGGAGAAGACCAATTGAAAGTTCTAGCATTGTCACCATATTCTACTTAGGCGGTAGAACTGGAAGATTCAGTTTGGACAGGATAGGTGGCCACATTTTTATCTTGGATGCCGACGGGAGTTTCTTTCAGAACGCGTTCTACGAACCATTTCTGTTTATCATCATTGACCCAATCAATAGTACCGGAAGGGACAAAGGGAACAAATCCTTCACTGGAGGCGGGGACCTTGGCTACCTCATGATGTGCAGCCCATACACTCAAAAGAAGTAAAATAAGAGACACGGCTAATGGAATAGAATTATATTCATAAAGGGAGATTGCAATGAGAACGGTTAGAATAAATCCAACGGGGTGAAGAAAGGTAGTAGAAAGGAGGGAGGGGAGTTTATCAGCTTGAGCGGCTCCTACAATACATAAAATGGTTAAGAGAGTTGCAAAGGAGAGAGGGGGCATCCAAATGGGTGGCATATTCATAGCTCTTTCTGTATAGGGGATGGTTTACTTCTTCTCAGGAGGAAGCTGAAGCTGGGGATCATCCATAATATGGGCAGGATCGAATCCATCTTTAAAATCGGTAGAGGGGGAAAAGAATCGAGATTTAAAATCATTTACGATGACCAATCCTTTTGAAAAATCAGATTTAATATATTTTAAAATGGTTTGATAGGCTAAAATAATATCTTGATTTTTTGGACTATCACTAGTAGCGGCTATTAGTTTATCAATATCTGGAGTAAATCCTTCTGTATGGACAGTTTGCCACCGATCCATCCAACTGTAGACGGTCCAGACACTTAGAATTGTAAAGATGGAAATTCCAATCAGTGTTTCGGTCTTCATTCTTTCTATGGAGAAAGAAACCTCTTCCAGAAATAAGGATGTGTTCGCTAGAAGAAGCCTTTCCCATTACGGACGGGGGGGAGTCCAAAAAGAAAAAAACAAAGAAGCGTCCGTTACTTCCGCCGCCGGAACAAGGCCCCGATCTCACCTCTACTTCCTCTTCCCCCGATCGCGATCATTGGTCCCCTCCTTCGGAACAATCGGCTTCGTGGACTGATTTTGCAGCAGCGCCCGATCCGGATTCCTTTCATCCCGACTCCTACATGTTAAAAGCGCCTGAATGGGCCGATCACGATTGGATTCGAAAGAATCTTCCTGGAAAAAATACAGAACAGGCTCCCACTCCCCAACCCTGGTTTGATTCCGCTCCTACGCTCTGGCAGAACATTCCCACCGATTGGAAAGGAGGAGAAACACGGGATGCTGGATCTATGCAGCAATTTAATCGATTAGACGAATTGCAAAGTCGTATTGACAGTCTGTTTGCAAGGCTGCAAGAAACAGATCGTGTTCGTTCCGAATCCAACCATACAGAAGTAATCTTATTTATTCTGGGTGGTTTGTTTTTACTACTCATTATTGATTTACTGGTAAAACAAGGAGCGGCGGCTTCTCTGTGGATGGCCACGAATAGCCCCTCTTCTTCCTTTATAAATTCGTTTCGAGGGGGGCGGCGGCGGCAGTAAAGAAGAAAGGCAATGCCTTTCCTCTTTACCTGCCACGATCCTATTTTTGATCCGCTCTGCGGATCAAAAATAGGATGGCGGTAGTAACGATCCTGCGCGAAGCGCAGGATCGTGGCAACTAGACAAAGGATACACTTTTTACCGACAGGGTACCTCCTGGTGCTGTATGCAATGCCATTCCATGTTGTCCAGGAGTATAATAAGTAGTTTTGATCTGACTATCCATGGAGGTGGGAGTGGAAAGAGAAAGGGAAGGGGTAAAGGATTCTGTTTTTTTAGCAGGAGGGGCTCGTTTGGGAGCCGGTGTCGATCGGGCTCCACTGAGAGTAGCCGGTCTGGTAAGGGCTTCCACGGCTGCCACTCTAGCCGAATCTAACACCTTGGCCCATGGACTCTCACGATCTCTATACAGAGTATCATGTGCTTTCCAACTAATAAACAGACAATTAGGATGAGTATAGGTCACAGTGTATCCCACATTGCGAAGATTCCACACCAAGTAAAGAATGCAATCGGCAACATCAATCTTAGGCGTCCCTGGTATAAACTCGGGAACAATATACAGTAAGGTACGTTCATTTTCAGGAATTTTTGAAATGGCGCGAATTTTGTTATAAATTTGTGTCAATACAGAATTATAAATGCGAATTCTAGTGGCATCTCGTCTAGCTTGTTCATTATACAAGGTAGAAGGGGGTAATAAGGGGGGTGTCAAGGTATTCATGCTTCTATAGATGGATAAAGGGATTCATCTAATTCTTTTCCCGTCTTGACATAGGTCTTCACAAATGATGTTTTAAAAGTGTCTAAAATTTTTAACATATCTTTACAACAAGGATATTTATCTGCAACAAGTGGAAGCAATTTACGAAATACTTCTTTTGCTTTTTTAAAGTTAGACTGTGTTTTATTATAATAATATGCAAAAAATACTTTATCGTTTTCATCACCATCTACCATTAAATTATTCCATCCCAAAATATTTTTAGCATACTCATAATCTTTAACTATATAGCATCGAAGATTCTTTTTAATTAAATAATTATACATATATTTATTGGTAAAGACTTCATCAAATCCATAAGGTATTTTTGTTTCAGATCGAAGTCGAAACTTTTGATTTTCTCTGTTTAATTTATCAAAAAACTCTTTTAAATCTTCAGGAGGATGAACTAACTCTTGTAAAAATTTATTAAACATAGATTTTGGAAAAGTATGAAAGGAGATCATAGTACCTGCTAAAATACTATACACTCTACCATATAATTTAATCTGTTCATAACAAACATAGGTACGAAAACTAAAATCAGCTTTCGCAGCACGAGCTCTAGCTAAAATGGAAGGATCTAAGTAATCGTTTGTAACATCAATATCGCTGACCCATACCGTATGAAGACCATGTTCAAAAAGGGGTAAAAATCGTACAAAGGCTCCAAAGATTCCAACGTGTCCAACTTCATCCCGTAAAGGAGGAAAATTAAAATGATAGATACTGACGGTAGGATCATTCTTCACTAAATCTACTAAAAAGTCTTTTTCACTATCATCGGTATAGATGCGAGTTTCAAATCCTTTTAATTGTTTTTTTTGATGAAGAAATTTATGTAACGATTTTACATATTTTTCTCGTTTGCGATAACCATCTTTGGATGTAAAGAAACACGAAGAGAGTACTTTCTTGGAAGGAGTTCCTTGTTTTACAATAGTTATTTCAAGTTGATTTCTAGAAGATCGTCTAGTCTTCATCCCTACTTAACTCTATTCCTTTTTTTACAAAGGGGGTTACAAAAGATGTTTTAAATGTATGTATTTTATCAAGTATTTCTTGAAGGCAAGGGTGCTTTTCAGTCAAAAGAGGTAATTTCTGTTTCAAGAGTTCTTTCAACTTATGGAAGGATTGTTGTGATGGATTTTTAGAGTAGGTATACACAATTTGATCTTCTTCTTTTGTTAACACTTTATTCCATCGTAAATATTCAGTAGCATAGACATAGTCTTTCAAAATATAACATTTAATAGAATTATTAATTAAATAAGTATAAAAGGTATGATTGAGAAAGACTTCATCAATCCCGTAAGGAATTCGGGAGGTTGGTTTCCGTTTTAGTTCCATTTGTTTATTTAATTTATCCAGTGTAAGTTGCAACGACTTTGTAGGAGTGGTGAGCTGATGTAAAAAACGTGTAAAAAGTTGCATTGGAAATGTTATAAATGAAACCATGAGATTGGCTACAATTGTATAGGGTTGGCCATATATTTTTTCATTATAGCAAAGAAAGGTACGAAACCCAAAATCAGTCTTGGCAGATTTCATTTTAGTAAGAAGAGCTGGATCCAGATACGAAGTAAGAATATCAATATCGGAAATCCAAACTATTTCCAAGGATGGATCAAATAAGGGTAGAAATCGTATAAAGGTGCCAAAGGTTCCACTATGCCCAACTTCCTCTCTGAGAGGAGGATAATTAAAGTGATACACGCTGACGGTTGGATCATTTTTAGCTGCTTTGAGAGCAAAGTCTTTACCTGAATCATCGGTATAGATGCGTGTTTCAAATCCTTTTAATGCTTTTTTAAGATTTAGAAATTGTTGTAAATTACGTTCGTATACTTCTTTGGGGCGGTAAGCATCCTTCATAGTAAAGAAACTAACTGAAAGAACCTTCTTAGAAGGAGTTCCTTGTTTTAAAATAGTAATTTCTAAATTGCTACGCGGTGATTTTCTAGTTTTCATTCCCTACTTTATACGATGATCTAATTCTTTTCCAACTCGAGGAAGAAATTCTATAAACGAATCTACACGAGGTCCATTCTTTGTTATTACATCAAATCGATCAATCATTTCTTGTGCACACGGTACTTTCTTAACTAGCAGTGGTAATTTCTCTTTATAAATTTGTTTTACCTTTTCAAATAAACTTTTTGTATGATATTTTTTATATATTTGAAATAGTTTTTCATCTCCTTCTGATAATAATCGATTTACCATTAACATATATTGTATAAAATTATAATCATTTACAACACAGCATTTAACTTTAGTATCAATTAAATAATCGTAAAAAGTAGTATTTAAAAATAATTCATCGGTTAGGTAAGGAACATGAGAAGTAGGTTTTCCTCGTTTTTCAAGTTGATTATTTAACGATTGAAGATTTGTTTTCATTGTATCAGTAGGATTTAGTAAAAGAGAAAGAAAATCATAAAATAGTTTTTTAGGAAATACTTTTGTAGAAATCATTGTATTACATATAATGGTATAGGCTCGGTTATATATTTTTGAATTGATTTCTTCATAACAAAGACAACTTCTATAGGAAAAGGTTGCATTTGTTGCTTTCATTTTTGCAATGTACATTGGATTCAAAAATGTATACGGATCATTATAAATATCAATATCACTTTCCCATACAATCTCTAAACCGGGTTCAAAAAAGGGAAGAAACCGTACAAGACTTCCAAAGACTCCTACATGGCCCTCTTCCTCTCTAAGTGGAGGGTAATTAAAGTGATACACGCTAACGGTTGGATCATTCTTAGCAGCTTCAAGTGCAAAGTCTTTTCCGCTATCATCCGTATAGATACGCGTTTCAAACCCTTTTAATATTTTTTTATGTTTTAAAAATAGTTTTAAATTTGTTTCATACTTCTCTTTACGACGGTAGGCGTCTTTCATAGTGTAAAAACTTACTGAAAGAACTTTTTTAGAAGGGTTTCCCTGTTTAAGAATGGTTATTTCAATTTCTTGAACTCGTTTTGATTTTCTAGTTTTCATTCCCTACTCTACCATATCTTTTCCATCCAGAACATATCGTTTTAGAAAGGATGTTTTAAATGAGTCTACTTGATCTATCATTTCTTGTAAACAGGGATAGTTTTTGAGTCCTTTTTCAAGATGGTCTCGAAAGATATCTTTTACTCTATGAAATTCTAATTTTGTAGGATTGTCGCGATAGGATTCTATAATAGATGTTTCTTCTTTTGAGAGAACATCCCGTAACAAATGACCAGCATAATCATAATTCTTGTAAATGATGCATCGTAAATTTTCTTTTATAATATAATTATAAAAGGTGGTATTTAGGAAATATTCATCGATTCCAAAGGGGACTTTAAATGAATGTTTTTCTGGATTTGCATTATTTAATTGTTGAACAATTGATTTGAGTGCACCTGATTGTAACTTTTGTAAAAATGTATGTAAAAGAGATTTAGGAAATGTATAGGTAGAAATTAGTTCACCTGCTAAAATTGTATACTTTCGTCCGTATATTTTTTTATGAATCGTTCTATTTTGATTATAGCAAACAGCAGTACGAAATAAAAATTGTGCGTTATCTTTTTTCATTTCAGTCATTCTTTTTGGATTCAAATAATACATTGGAATATCAATATCTGAAATCCATACTATCTCTAATCCTGGTTCAAAAAGAGGTAGAAACCGCATTAACGTGCCGAAGGTTCCTATATGGCCTGGTGTATCATAAAATGGTTTGCAATCATAGTGATACACGCTAATGGTTGGATCTTCTTTCACCAACTCTAACACAATTTCCTTCCCAGAATTATCGGTATAAATACGTGTTTCAAATCCTTTTAATTTGTTTTTTTGAATTAAAAAACGTTTAAAATGATTTATATAAAATTCAATTGGTTTATAACTGTGTTTCATAACAAAAAAACTAGACGAGAGGACCTTCTTAGAAGGAGTTCCCTGTTTAAGAACTGTAATTTTGAAAGGAGATTTGGGTGATCTTCGCGTCTTCATATTCCCTAATTAATCTTTGGAAACAAAAAGGATGAAACGGTTGGTTTTTGCAGGAGGGGGAGCTCGATGTATTTCCTTTTTTCATGCTTTAGCTGCTATAGATTCTAGTTTATTAAAAGATGTTACGGAATGGTGGGGGACGTCTGCCGGTGCGTTAATTGCAGCCCTATTATCAGTTCAAGGCGATTTATCGGTTATGGTGCATCTATCGACTATTATGGACTTCCGACATTTTCGAAACATGGAGTTGGATCATATTTTCAACATGACGCGTACCTGGGGATTGGATTCTGGAGAAGGACTCTTACAAGGAGTCGTGGATATGTTGGAACGGGTAGGAGCCAAGGACTGGACTCTTTCAAAGGTTCCAGGTCTTCACATAATTATAGCAGATGTCACCAACAGTAAAACACTTGTATGCAGTGCTAAAACGCATCCTGATTTATTAATTTCACATGCTGTTCGAGCCTCCATGTCGCTTCCCTTCTTTTACATGCCGTATCGTACTGTAGACGGTAGTTTGTGGGTAGATGGGGGAATGCGATGTAATTTTGCATGGAGTTTATTGACAGAGGAGCAACAAAAAGAATCCATTGGATTCTTTTTTGGAACACCGCAGTCTGGGCCAGTAGGGCAAACTCCTAGTAGCTTATCGCAATACCTCTTACGATTGATTCATTTTGGAGAAAAAACAGAAATAGAAGGAAATTTAGTACGGGTGCACATTCCCAATTTTCCAGCTTGGTTTGTTAATTTACAAGAAGAAGATCGAGTAGAACTGGCTTCTTGTGGCCGAATTGCCGGTGAACTTTTTATGAAAGAGTGGCTTGTAAAAAGTTCAGGTACCCCCCCTGATCCCGTGAAAACTCTCCGCCCATCTCCTTCACCAGAGTCCCTTGTGCATCTTCCAGATGAAAGCTCGGGTACCCTGCTACATTCTTTGCCTTTGCTACCTCCGGATTTGCATCGCAATCCACCTTTGAAATCTTCACCGTTGACCCGCCGATGGTCTGTGTAGTCCCCATCGCATCCCAGTCCGGCATGGCCGTCTTGCAATGAGGGCACCAAGGAGCATAATACATCACAAAGCTATACGATCCCGGGGAGGCGGTACCCCCTGATGCAAACCCTTCCTGCTTCATAGAAGTTGTAAACCAAAGTGTAATGAAAAGAATACCAATGAGAAAAAGACCGTACGGACTTGTAAAAAATTTCATAATCTTTTCCATTCTAAATATGTAAAACATATTCAGAATAAATGGATCCTACCTGGACGGAAGAAGACATTGCACGGGCTCGAACACTTGATCTACGATGGATTCGCTTGGGTGTAAGTCATGAAGATCGTGCTAAGCTAGTTCCTGTAGCAGTTTGGAAACATAAATTTCCAGGACTTGTCTATCCATCCGAAATTGAAGCTAAACTTAAAACACTATTGTTTGAATAGGGATAATGGACTATGCCTATAGTCTTTTAAAAATAAAACCTGAAGTCATTTGGAAAAGTAAAACTCCGTTGCACATACATCCAGCAACACCTTCTTCCAAATGGATTCATGAAAAAAAGAGTTATCTTTATAAGAAATATTCTGCATTTTTAAAACGGTTTCAAAGTGTACCGAATATCGAACCTCTAACATTGTGTTATGATCATATTGGTGCATTTTCAAATATTAGTTTGAGTGTACATCCAACTATGAAACAGCGATGGAAACGAGAGTATGGATTATCTCATGAACTATTTGGTGCTTTTTACAATACGGATCCTGAAGTAACGTATTGTTCTATTTTTCCAGAATTGGAAGCACCCCGAGGGGGTTGCAATGCCTATGCATTTACACCCAAGAAGGGAGAAACATATTTGGCCAATCCACCCTATACAACCTCTCACATTCGATGGATGATTCGTAGTATTTTAGATAAATGGAAAGAGAGTAATTGGATTATTATTCTTCCTGTGTGGGATGCTCCTACGCGCAAACGTCTTGATTTATCAACTCAGCCACCTTTTCCAGAAATAGATGAATTATTAGCAGCCACTCCTCGTCATCATCGAACTTATAAACAGTTTCTATTTTACAATGGATATACAGGAAAAGATGTTATATTAAAAGATCCTATTCATGTAATTTATTGGTGGGCCTAACGAACACCACCCCTTTGTAGTTTTATTGTATGTCTGGCTTTCTTTTTTATGGATCGGCACGTTTTCATTGTATGGGAACGTTTTTTTCCACACCCGCTTTCAAATTGCGACAACTTCTTACATAGATGAGTTGAGGTGGTATGTTCAAAAGGTTCTGATAAAGTTTTGCACATAGATTCTTCAATTTGAAACAGCCATTTAGTGACTTGTTTTCTTCCTTTTTTTAAAGGGGGGGAGGAGGTGCCCCAAGCAGTTCTCCATTCCTGAAAGGGCAGGGCGTTTGGAATCGCTGCCCAAAACTCCTTTAATTTGTTTAATCGTTCTTCTTGGGTTAATTGATTCCAACGATTTTTTAATTCCAATGTGGGAAGATCCTTAGGAGCCCCTGGCAAGGGAGAGGAGGGAACTTGTCGACAAGGAGTTGTATAGGCAATGGAATATAGGAAATCCCAACCAACCATTTTACGAGCGGTGCAGGGAGCTTGGACCCATTCCTCATATTTTTTCTTTACTGATTCCCACGAGGGAGTGGGAGCGGTAGGAAGTTTTTGATCTCGTAACTTCTTATTTACTTGATTATGAATGCGAAAGATCCATTCGGGCACCTCGGCCCCTGTAGGGGGCAGGGGATCTGCCGCATAATAATCAGCTAAACTAGCTCTACAAAATTTACAAGGAAGTACAAAGGGTAGTAATTCAAAAAACTCATGAGATTCTTTCCGCTTTGCAGCAGCAATTAAATGAATTAATCTCCATCCACTGGGTCCCCAAAATCTTGTATCCATCCCTATTTGTGCAATATAAAATTAGTAATAATACTTTACAAATTATCTTCTCTCTAATTAACCATGGCAGCACCACCTCCTTCTGGTGCAATGATGATGGGAGGAGGACCTCCTGTAGCCGCTGATACTCGTCCCGCAAGATCCCTCCGGTTAACTAAATTTGATATGAGTCGCATTGCCGATGATTCCACCGTTCTTTTCATCGGGAAACGCAACACTGGTAAATCATATCTTATCAAAGATTTATTATGGCATAAACAGCGCATTCCAATTGGAACGGTTATAAGTGGAACAGAATCTGCAAATTCTTTCTATTCTAAAATGGTTCCCAGTCTTTTTATCCATGAAGAATTTAATCCTGCGATTCTGAGCAATGTTTTAAAACGGCAACAAATTCTTACCAAACAAATTTCTAAAGAGACTGAATTACGGGGAGCCTCTGGTATTGATCGTCGCACCTTTGTCATCATGGACGATTGTATGTATGATAATAAATGGGTCTCTGATAAATACATTCGCTCTCTTTTTATGAATGGTCGTCATTTTGGTATTCTGTATGTATTAGCCTTGCAGTATGTAATGGGTATTCCTCCTGTTTTACGTGGCAATGTAGATTATGTATTTATTTTACGTGAAAACATGGTAGCAAATCGTCGTCGTATTTATGAACAATTTGCTGGTATTTTTCCCACCTTTGAGTTTTTTTGTCAGATTATGGATCAGTGTACGGAGAATTTTGAATGCCTTGTGATTCACAATGGATGTAAGACCAACCGTTTAGAAGATGCAGTCTTCTGGTACAAGGCCGCGCCTCGACCCGAATTTCGGATTGGTGCTGGTGAATTTTGGGCCAAATCAGCCGAAATGGAACGATTGAAGGAAGCTGCGGAAGCTGCTGGAGAAACCGAACCTCCCATCTCTTCCACCGATTTGGGGCGATCCAAAGGACCCGTCATTCATGTCAAAAAGTATTAAGGCCGTCTAGTTTTGCGGGTGGAACGGCGTCTGATTTTACGAGACGATCGACGGGGAGGATATTGCAAAGGATCTTTTGAAAATGGCTTCGGACCCTTTGGAAGAGGTGGACTTCTTACAACGGTAGAAGGTGTAAATTTTAATTTCGGAGTTTGTAATGTCGTCATATATGAAGGCGGAACGGAGCGATTGTTATTATTGTTATTGTTATTATTGTTATTGTTATTATTAACTCCTTTTGTAGCATGGGATTCTACTGAAGTAAGTAAACGGAGCCCGTTCTCTTGAGATAGAGTTCTAGGAGAAAGTTTTTTTGCACGTGAGCTATTTTCAAGATCAGGATATGTATGATTGGCATTCACATCACTTACAAACCTAGATTTCTTGTTTAAACCAAGATTGTTTACAACATCACCAAGATCATAATATTCATATGCCAACTTATTGTAAGGATTTCCAAAAACACTGTATTTTTGTTCCCGCAATGATGCAGTCTCCCCCTCCGCTGGACTCGCTGCTGCAGCAAAAATTGGTTCTGATGCAACCTGTTTCGGCAAGGATGTAACCGATCCTGGATCGGATGCAATGGTAGATCCAGAGTTTTCTTTTTGCATCTCTACTATCCCGTAAGAAAATGTTTAAAATTGATTCTATGTTCTAAACTGAATAACACTATAATAAAATATCATACATGGCGTTCGATAGTTCTATAGAATCTACCAGTCGATTAATTGATATGGCGGGGACGCAGCGACTTCCTGCCAAAGTTCGTCGAGGGGAGACTCGCGATGAATCAGGAATTTTACGAGTCTTAGAAGCCGCTGTTTACGAATATAGTAAAACAATACCTGCCAAAGAGTTACATGACAAAAAGAAAACCAGTAAAATGTATGAAGAAATTTCTCACATTCTAGATCAATTTGATTGCAGAATGAAACGAGTCTTTCAACAAGCTTGGAAAATTCTATTGTGTGGAGATCCCACTGATCCCAAAGAAGTATTAGAAACAATAGGTTCTGTTGCATGTAATAGAACACTCCAACATTATATTACCAGTCAACTTCGAACTCCCTCCAAATACAAAGAAACGCTCAAGCGAGTCTTGCATGTAGGGGGAAGTTTTGAAAGTTTATTTGAGGAGGTCGGGCTGACCTCTGTTGAAGTCGCTCAAAAAGCTCATCGCATTGCATCCGATGCAAAACTATGTGCTATGTTAGACTCTATGATTGCAACAGAAACATTTACTACAGATCCCGATCTAATAGTTCAACAATTTTACAAATTAATTCGAAGTGTGCAAAGTGATTTGCACCGAAATGAATATTACAATAAATTCTTACTAAAATCTATAAAACTCTTACATATCTTTGTGCAAGTGTATTGTTTCTTTATGACGTCAGAATCTATTCGAACGGTAGATCCTCGTATCACAGCTTATTTAGCTGCCAACTCCATTGATTTCTTTACCTACCAGGTGAAGAATATGCCGTTGAAGCTTCAGCCCAATTCCAACTTCAAGCAGGAAGGATTTCGGTTGGATGCATGGCAAGAAGAGTGTCTTCAGGCTATTGACGAAGGGAAGAATCTTTTACTAAGTGCTAGAACTTCAGCAGGAAAAACCGTATTATCCACTCATGCCATTCGTAACTATACCAAAGTATGGTACATTGTTCCATCCGATCCTCTTGGATATCAATTGGCAGGAATTATTCTAGCTTCTTTATTGGATTTGGAATTGTTGAAGGGTGCTGTGAAGAAGAATGTGCATCTTGCACTAGAATCAGCCAAATACAAACGATTTCCACAGGCGGATAACATTATTGTTGCTACACCAGAACAAATGGTACGGCTCATTCAATCAAAGTCAATGGAAGTTCCTGAATATATTATATTGGATGAATTTCATAATATACATGGAGCGCAAGGCCCCTTTTATGAATATCTTCTCAAATTTGCAGGATTTCATAAAGTTCCTTTGATGGCTCTTTCTGCCACGATTCCTAACTTTGAAGAAGTTCGTGATTGGTTATTGCGTCTTTTACCAGGCTCCCTCTTTGCAGTAAATTTGCAAAAACGATTCTTTAATCAAAAACGAATGACCTTTCAAAATGGAGAACTAGTCACTATCAATCCTCTTCATCATTTAACCATTGAACAAATTCGATGCCCTACCTTCCAACAAATTGGATTGTATCCTCAAGAAATTCTTTCTCTTTATGAAGCACTTCCTAGTGTTCCTCGCGTGGATGAAACTATTCCACGATTAGTTTCTCTGGATGAAATGGAACAACTTGAACTCAGTGTCTTTGATCATTTGAAACATCAAAGCGATGCTACCTTATCAACCATTTTACGAACAAGTTCTCTTGAGAGTGATACTCTCACTCTTTACCAACTTTACAACTTTCTTCGTGGTGTTACCATCAAGCCGATGATTATCTTTAAAATGGATTCTCTTCAATGTCTCACTCTCTTTACAAAGTTTGTGAAACTAATTCAATCCTACAACAAACTTGTGTATGGTGGATTTAATGGAGACAAGCACATTATTCGTGAATATTTAGAGGAAGCTGATCAACTGGATGAATCTTGTAAAATGACTGTATCCGAAGAAGAAGATCTAGAAGATAAAAAAAGTGCTATGAAAGAATTACTCTTTAACACTAAATATAAACCTCGTCTCTACGCCTTCTATGAAACATTTCTAGAAGAAACGCAAAAAGATTTTAAAGAATTTAATGAAGTCTATGGCGCCAGTCTTACCTATGATGCTGTATTAAAACTTCGTCAAAAACATGTTCGTGCTGAAAAAAATCACGATTATGATACAATTATGACAAGGAGTACCTATACAATTCATCGTGAAGCGATGATAGCGCATACGGATGGATCTATCATGCGTGATATTCGTAGTAAAATTAATAGTGAATTACAATATCAATTTAACCTCAATGGGCCCTTTCATTGTGAATTTGAAGAGTATGAAATTGAAAACAATCGTATTTCCTATGAGCATCCAGTGCTAGTGGGAATTGAATGCGGTCTACTCTTCTACAACCAGCTGATGAATCCTGCGTTGATTCGCATTTGTCAGCAACTTATTAGTAAATATCCATTAATTGTTCTTTCCGATCGTTCTCTTACTGTAGGAATTAATTATCCCATTAAAGCAGTTCTTCTTCTGGGAGGACTGAAGGGAGAACCGATTGAAGAGATTGATAATACGGTAGCCCATCAAGGAGGAGGTCGTGCAGGTCGTCGTGGCCTCGATGCAGAAGGCATCGTAATCTATTCTGGAGTCAATATCACCAAGATTCTCACTCCAGACTATCATCCTGTTCACCGTAATCCTGTAGAAAGTATGATACCACTTCTCTCTACAGAAAATGATGCATTTAAAACATTTGTTCTTACAGAAGTTCGACCTCCTCCTACTACTCCTACAGTGGCTGCTACTGCTACAGTGGCTGCTACTGCTACAGTGGCTACAGT